CCAAGTCCCAGCTTGTGGCCGGCTGAATGCGAGAAATGTCTGGACGCGCCACACCGTAAGCGTACGCGCCGAAAACGTTACCGCCGTAGCCGGTAAACGCCAAAGCGTCTTCACGGCCGGACACAAGACCGACTGGCGTGATATCGAATTGCGCACCAGCCGCATTCCAGACGTACAATTTATCCAGCGAACCCGACGATATCCAGCGGTCTGAGCTGTTGTCAGCCCAGGTCAGCATTCCGCGCAGCTTGTTTGCGCCAGCAGTGTCGGATCGTGTGCGCCAGCCGCCGACGGGGCGCATCGTGCCATCAATCCAGCGCACCAAATTGGCGTCACGCCAACGGCCAGTTGACTGTAAGTCAGTGCCGTTTCGATAGACACCCGCCGGGATTTTGAGATCAATTAACGCCATCGTCGCCCCTTGGGTGCTTATTCTTGGCCAATATAACACATTGCGTCAAGTATGCAAAAGGCCCCGCCAAGTTGAGCGGGGCCGATGCTTGTTAGATTTCTGGTGCGGCGTCTGGCGTCGGCGCTGGTGCCTGCGCAGCCACATGAGCCTCATACGCTGCGATGATCTCTGGGGTGTGCATCAGCGCTGCCAATGCTTGAACCTCTTGTGGCTCCCCTGTCACGTCGTCTGAAGGTGCAATGACGTGGCGGTGGTAGCTGCGGCTGATCTCTAGGCCATCACGTTCGATGACAGTGGCGTGACGACATTGGATGTGCTTGAAGTCACCGACTACTTCGTATTTGTCGATGATAGTGCGTTCTGTAAGTGCCATGATGGCCTCCTTGTTTTATCGTGGCGTTGTTGCCACCTGACTACCCTGTGATCCAACAGGGGTGGTTGTTAGTTAGCTAGGTAATCCATGCTGAAGGATATATCGCCGTCGTCTGAGAACTCTGTATCTTGTACGGCTGTGTTCCCAAGAGAGGCATCAAAAACAAGTAATTTGACCGCTGTAACAGTGGACCGAAGGTCACCAACCATTGTAGTGCCAGCAACAAGGTTTAGACCGATTGCTCGTCCAATGGTCATTGCACAGAAGTTGTTTGCCAGGGACTGAGAAGTAAACGGAAGCCCTGTCATCTCAAGCGCACCAGTTGCCGAGCCAAGAGAAGACAGGCGCACTCGTCCTTGAACGTGAACATGATTTCCTGTTTTGGTGTAAGACCCAACTGCGATATTTGATGTTGCGTTATTCGTTCCATCACTGATTACTGGCGTCCAAGTCCCCTCCTCGTAATCATCCAGCGTTTTGTCTGCTGAATAAACACCAGTAGCAGTGCCAAGAGTTACACCAGCAGGGATGATGGCATGGCCTGATGAGTCGATCCTTAAACTCTCACTAGCGTTGACAGTAAACGCCATACTGTCGGTAGCGTGATTATATGTTAGTAGCCCTGTGTTCGATGAAGCCTCGTCACCAAACCTGATTTGAGAAACACCCGCACTATCGCTAGTAAGCTCTAAGCGGGCATCACCAGCCGCAGTTGTTGTTTCAACCTTTACATTGGCGTCACCATCATCGAAAACATGTAGTTTTCTGCCACTTGTTGGAGAACTCGTACCGATACCCACGGAACCTGCTGATGTGATGCGCATGGCCTCTGCGGCATTGGTATCAAAGGTGATGAAGCTGTTAGAGCCACCGCCTAGCCCGATTTCAGCGTTCACCGTGCCAGTGTTACCAACAGAACGAATTATGCCATTGCCATATAGGCTGTCTTGGCGCTCAAAGTTAAGTATAGGGGTGGTCGTTGCAGAGATTTCCAAGGTTGAACTAGGTGAAGTCGTACCAATACCCACATTACCACTGCTGTCGATGCGCATGGCTTCTGTGCCATCTATTCTAAAACGCATCAACGATGCCGCACTTGCATTCCCTTGGTCAGCGTCGATTGACATTACATTGCCGCCAACAAAGATTTGCCCGTAAGAGCCGTCTGAACTATCCTCTATGCGTAACGTGGGTGTGCCCGCCTGTTTTATGTGCAGGTCAACTGCTGGCGAAGACGTACCAATACCCACGTTACCATCCACAGTCAGCCCATCAGCAGTCACTGTGCCTGTTACGTCAATACCAGTGGACGTGGTGGCGAGTTTCTCATCCCCAGCGTAATACAGCTTTGCATACGATCCGTTTACAGCCCTGAAATATGTGCCACCAGAAACATCGTTGAGCCAAAGGTTGTTGCCACTTATCCGCAAATCGCCTGTGCCATTTTCCGCAATATAACTTCCTGCGGTTCCAGTAGTCTGATGGTAAATCTGTAAGTCAGACCCAGCGCCGAAGATGGCTTTGTCGTTGTCGCCTAGTATCAGCCCATCAGCAGTCACTGTGCCAGTTACGTTAATACCAGTGGAGGTGGTGGCGAGTTTGGGGGAGCCGTTGTTGTCCAGAACTACACCGCTAGACCCCGTTGTAGTGGTTACAGTAGCGCCAGATAACGAAACTTGATCGTTGCCTTGTACAAGGGCTACTGCGCCATTTACATTTACGTTTGCTTCAGAAGAACCTACTTGTACCATGCCAGCAGTGCTAATACTTATGTTCGCACTGTTTTGACTAATTAAGAAATTAGCTGATTGCGCAGCATCGTGGTAAATCTGTAGGTCAGACCCAGCGCCGAAGATGGCCTTGCCGTTGTCACCGAAGTTGGTTTGCGTAAACGAGCCAGCCGCAGGAGTTGTCCCGCCGATCACTGTGCCGTCAATTGTGCCGCCGTTGATGTCCAGAGACACCGCAGTCGTTCCGTCGAGCGCGTCATCGACCAAGTCGAAGTTCGTGTTGATCTTTGTACCCCACGTGTCTTCGGATGCGCCAATTTCCGGCTTAGTTAGTCCAAGCGTCGTTGTCGTTGTGTCAGCCATGTCATTCTCCTATGCGGCGTCAGCCCACGTTTCAGCAGTGGCCGAGGCTACGTTCCATTCCGTCGATGTTGGGGAAGACGCAATCCATTCCTCGGCTGCGTTAGCTGCATCTTGCCATATTTCGCTTGCGGGATCAACTGGCGTCCACGTTTCCCCGGTGCCAGCCTCTGGCTCCCACTTTTCAATCGCGCTGGCAACGAAGGTAGACGCAAACGCGAAATCAGCCTCGCCAAACTGCACGCGGTTGACGGTGGCGTCAACGGTGGCAGTGCAGGACGAGCTGGCGTCGAAGACATACAAGAACACCGGGTTGACTGTCGTGGTCGCGGAGGCCGCCGCAGTGCCGTAACAGAGGCGCACACGGGTCGCTGAGCTAGTCACAGTCGCTGACGGCGCTACTGACGCCTGAGACAGCCTCACACGCAGCGCAGAGGCCGTTACGGCTGCAACTGCGGTCACAGTGGCTGACGGACGCCGAATGCGCTCTATGGTGGCTGTAACGCTTGCAGACGCAGACGCGGCGGCCGAGACCTCACGGACAGTTTGAGCGGCAGACGTCGTGCTGGACGCAGTTGCGACAATGGAGGCGGAGAGGCGGACGCGCGTTGACGCCGCAACAGTCGCGCTGACCGTGACAACAGTGCCGGCAGCAGCCTTAATTGCGCCGTCGACGCCGTAAGCCGCCGCACCGTAGGCGAAGGTGCCGTAGCCGGTGCGGTAGGTTACGTCAGCCATTTGTTAATCCAGTGTGATGTCGAGATCGCCCGCTGGAACACGCAGGACGTCGCCGGTGTCAATTACTTTGGATGTGGTCAGCGCGGCGTAGGCGATCAGGTTGCCGCCAGTTGCCGCGTCAAAGACGCCGACGTGGCTGACAGTGCCGTAAGTCGCAGTCGCCGTCGGGAACTCAATGGCCGACGTGTTGGACGCCGTGTTGCCTGACACGGTAAACGCAGCAACTTGGCGTGCATATGCAGTGCCGACTGTAGTCACCTCAGTGCCGCTGGCGTCTTCCGCCGGGTTGCTCGTAAAGAGCGCAAGGTGCCAAGCAGTTGGCCGCGTGGCCGTGCCAGCCGTCAGGAGCCATGTCAGGACCAGCGTTTCGGTGGAATTTGAAAAGCTCATGATAGGCCCCTAATTTTCAGACGACGGCCGCTGCCGCCAAATTTGCTGCGCTCGCTTTCAGCGTTTATAGCATCAACGGCCGATTGATACAACGCCGACCACGTTTGGATGCGCCCATCCTCCTTGAGGTATGGTGCGGAGTGGACCAGCGAGCCGTATAGGTATGCGTCGCTATACTTGTCTAGAAGCCAGTTCGAAGCGTTAGAGTCGCTCAATGCCGGGACTTCCGAGATGTAATACAACTCAGCGTTGTAAACTGCGTCGGGAACTGGGTAGACCTCAATCTCACCCGCCGTGATCGCGTAAAATGAAGGAGACCCGCCAGTATTCAGGTTCTTGCGCTTGCGATCCAGCAATTCAGCCTGGCTGATCAACTCAAGCGGCTTGGTGTCGCCGGACGTGAGGTAAAAGCGAACAACCTCCAAGAAGTCGGCCGGGATCGCGCTGTATTGCGTGTCAATCTCAGCCGTGCTGCGCTTTTCCATGCGCCAATGTCGAATTCGACGCTGCATGTCCGTCTCAGCCAGCGCAATGAATGTGCCGACCGTGTTCTCAAGGTCGTCACGGTTGAGAAAGTCGGCGACCGCCGCCTTCAGCTCGGTGTAATTTGTGATGCTCATTTCTTGCCCTTCTTGGCCTTGCTCAAGGCGATGGCGACTGCCTGCTTCTGCGGCTTGCCAGCCTTCATCTCTGTGCGGATGTTACCAGAGATAACCTTCTTTGACGATCCTTTGCGAAGTGGCATTAGTATTGCTCCTTCGCGAGGATTTCTATATCACTAAATAATGAAAACATATGGAGAGACGAGATGGACGAAGATTTTGACGACATTTACTTACTGGACCCCCTCAGAATTGCGATAACGGCGCTGTGCTACCGCGCGTGGGACCGAGACCCTGACCTGCCGGAAGACATCGACCAAGACATTGATAAACTTGTGGCTGCGATACGCGAGGGTCATTTTGAACTCCAATAATCTTCAAGCAAGCCGCGCGCCCAGATGTCGGCGGTGTGTTTGCCCTGACCTCTCGAGATGTCGAGATACTGTTCGGCCGTATCAACCCATTCTTGGTTCAGAGGTTGGTGCAGCTTTGGGTTGCCCATCAAAGATTTAATATCTTTAGGCATTGGCGTGTACTGACCGGGCTTTAATTTGTCCCGAGCAAGATCGGGCGCGCCAATGTTAAACGGCAAGATATCCCCAAAGCTCATGCTCTGAGTCCCTGGCAGGGATGGCATATCGTGCGAGTATGACGGATGTGCGGCTGGAACTAGCCCAGACTTGATGTCTGGTGTCGCCATCCTGTAGCCTACACCTAGCACGTCGGCGTTAATCAATTCAGGCTCGGTAATCGCGAACCGTGCCTCGCCAACGTCTGGCGCGCCCCACTCTTTAGGCTTTGATGAGTCAAGAGCTTTGATCACCTTGGCGCGGTTCGACCCTTCCAAGCCACGCAGCCAAACGCTAAACTCAGGAGAGCCAAAGTCCGGCATTGCTGACAAAATCTCATCTGACGCTATGCGATCTTTGCCGGATGACAATTTTTGAGATAAAAAGTCTGTGATCAAGTCTGGTCGGAACGAGTTTGTGCGCTTTGCTACTGTGGCGTCGATCATGTCGGTGTATACGTCCGTCATGTGCTTCGAAAAGTCGCCAGAACGTTCGCCCATAGGGAGCGCTGCGAGTAACGGGTCAAGCAGCCCCTCATATTTGTTGAACACATTGGTTTTGGGGATGATGGCCCCATATGCGCTGGCCCATGCCCCAGTTTTCGGGTCGTCCATATACCTTGGACCACCTTCTAGACGGGAAGTCCCAGGCAACTTTAGATCGCCAACTGTGAGTGGGATGCGGTCTCTTGCGGTGCGATCACCTGTGGCGAAAAACATGTCGCGACCTTGGATGTCTGACGGCGTGACAATTTGAGGGTCCAGCAATTGCCCGCCAGTTGTCCCCGTCGTGCTAAACAGCGACGGATCCTTCTGATGCTTTGTGGCTGACCACGGCGTGTTCATGGCGGGGTCAAATGACTTCCCCGCGTCTGGGTTTGCCGCGTCGAAATAGTCTTTGCCAAGAACTGTGTAGTTGGATGGCCTTCCGGCACCCGCGCGCATGATATTCGGATCGTAATCCAGCAAGCCGCGCCCAGCAGACGCAGCGCCGCCGCCCACAACCAAGCTGGCAGCGTCAAGGGCCGCGCCCTGCATGTCTTCGGCTGGCAAGCGGCCAGATGCCGCGTTGTAGACGTTCTGGCCAGTGCCAAGAATACCAGAAATTGCGTCCTGGGCCGCCGCGCGGGGCTCAAAGCCCATTGAGCGTATGCGGTCCATCCCGGAGGCTGCGTTGGGGTCATATGACAGCAAGCCGCCAAGCGTGCGTGCGCGGCCACTGTCCTCGATACCCTGCGACGGTGCGCCAAGCGAGCCGAGAATGCCAGCCGTCGCGTCGTTCTGCGCGTTATAGGCCCGCAGCAAGTTATCAGTGTCCACACCCTGCTGAGCCAGTTCGGGCAAGGCTGCCATGAAGTCTTCGCGAGATAATTCAAATATACTTGCCATTATTCTCGGTCATCCACTAGGCAATCCCCTTCAAATTTCGTTTCAGGGATTTGCCCCAAGTTGACATCTTGCCGCCATTCGCACTGATGGCGTCAGAGGCCAGCGTGAGGCAGACGGCGTCGGCAAGGTCGGGTGAGGGCAGACCACGCTTTCGCATCTCGTCCTTGCTCTCAGCCTTCATCTTGCCGCTGCTGACGAAACTATACCTGATTGACGTCAATTCAGCAAGTAACTGCTCATTCTTAGGCAGTCGCGATCCACGCTGCTCTAGCCATCCGCGCATCTTGAACCAAAGCTCTGCCCGCAGGTTGATGTATGTGTCGCCCATCGCCGGGCTTTCGGCCACATTCACGCCGCGCACGGGCAGACCAAGCTCGCGCAAACGGTCAACCACGCCACCGCCCATGCCGATCACGTCAACCAGTATCTCACGCGGCCGCAAAGACAGCGGCAGGCCATCATACTCGGCCTTCACGCGTCCGACAGTCTGCATCAAGTCCAAGCCCTGCCAACTGCTGACTTCGGTGATCACATTCCCCTTACGCTTGGCCAGCGCCGTCTTATCCGAACCAAAGCGAGCCACGTCCAAACCCCAGATTGACGCGGCATTCTCGTCGATTTCAATGTCGCGGCCGATGGCGCTCTCAACCAAGTGAAACGGGATAATCGTGTCGTCATCCGCCAGCGGAAACTCGCCAAGCACGCGGATGCGGAAGGCGTTGCTGTCCTCGCCGTAACGCAGGCGCATTTCGTCAACAAATTCATCAGAAACCAACGGACTGTCCACGCACGACCAGCGCCGCGTCCAGTAGCTGCCCGCAAGCCGCGTCTGGCTCTCGTAAAACGTGCCGCTGGATCGCGTCGGGTTGGATAGCAGGATCGTCGTCGCCGCGTGGCCCGACATCGAACCCGCAGCCGCCTCGAAGACCTTTTCAGGCACACCAGACGCCTCGTCGATGACCAGCAGCACGTTTTCACTGTGAACCCCAGCCAATGCCTCTGGCGTCTCTGCCCGCGACGTTCTCGCAGAGATAAACGCCTCCGACGGGGCCGCCGATAATTCAACTCGGTCAGACTTCACCGTCAACATCGGCTTCAACTGCGGTGGCAATTCGTTAATCCAACGCTTCAACTCAGCAAACAGCGCGTCAAATAGCTGGCCGCTGGTGGGTGCCGTCACGACGACCTTGTTGGGGAAACGCAGCAGCACATACCACAGCATGGCCCACGAGGCCGTCGTGGACTTACCAGTGCCGTGACCAGAGCGCACAGACATCTTACGCTCACCGCCAGCCAGTGCATCCAGAAATTCAGCCTGATACGGCAGCGGCGTCGCGCCGAGGACGTCTTTGACAAATTTAACGGGGTCGTCACGGTATTCGTGAACAAACTCCTCCAGCGGGTTCGGTTCACTCATCGCTGACGTCCTTGTAATCTGCGTCAATCGCCTGCTCTCGTGCGCGATCCTCCGCCTCGATCTCAGCCATCTGGCTGTTCACTTTCCGCAGCGCGTCCAAGTGCAAGTCGCCAATACTCAACGTCACGTTCGTCTGTGGCCGCGTGCCGTATTTGCCTTGGTTGAAGCTGCCAGCCATGAATTTGCGCCAGTTGACCTTCTCACGCGTGGCGGCAATCTCGTTGGTCGTGCTGTTGCCGTCCAACTTGTCCACCATCTCCAAACCCTGCTCGACCAATGCATCGGCAGCCTCCTCGCGCGCAGTCGCCAAGGCAACCTTGTATTCAGGGTTCTCATTCAGCGCGCGGCTGAGGTACGAACGCGAACACTCGTAACGCCGCGCCAACTCGGCCACCGTCACACCAGACGCGATCTGATCATACAGCCAGTCAACGCCACCGTTATCAGCGACTTCCTTCAGGATGCGTCTCTTCAGCGCCTTGCCAGCCATTTGTCTTCTCCAGTTTTCAAAATTTTACTGCGGGGAGGCGTTTTAAGCAAGGGCTGGCCTGCCGTGGTTGGGGTGGAACCCGTGTTCAACCTCGGCGGCTGCGCGGGCTGCGACGGCGTCGTCGAAGTTGGTAAAACTTCCGAGGTGGACTGTGCGGCCATCGACCTT